CAAGCGATTTGGCTAACTTCCCAGCACTATATCGCTACAATGGCATATCATGGGTGCTAATTGACAATACAGATAATGTTGATGCAGACGGTATTTTATTTGCAGATGCACGTTGGTCAGCAACTGGCAATGTAAATGTTATTACAGATACACTACCGAGTATTGTTGGTTTACTAACTAGCGATCATTTAGATCCAGATGCTCCTGATTATCAACTATATGCACGTGGTACATTATTGTTTAATACACGTCGCAGTGGTTATAATGTAAAATCATTTAAGACAGATTACTTTACAAGTGCAGAATTAGCCGCAGTCGGTAGTACAGAAGCTGATGCATGGGTAAGTGCTAGCGGTGAAGATCCGACTACAGGTATTCCATATTTTGGTTACAAAGCACAACGTAGCGTAGTTACAGAAGCATTGAAAGCTGCTATTGCATCAAGCACAACATTACGTGAAGACCAAACACAGTTTAACTTAATTTGCTGCCCGGGTTACACAGAATTAATCCAAGACATGATCACTTTAAATAACGATCGTGTAAACACAGCGTTCATTATTGGTGATAGTCCAATTGATTTACCATCAGACAGTACATCGATTGACAATTGGGCACGTAATGTTAACCTTGCTGCAGACAATGGCGAAACTGGCCTAGTAAGCCGTAGTGAATATCTAGGTGTTTACTATCCAAGTGGTTTAGCAACTAACTTAGATGGTAACTCAGTAGTTGTTCCGCCAAGTCATATGATGTTGCGTACAATAATCCGTAGTGATGCAGTTAGCTATCCGTGGTTTGCACCAGCTGGTGTACGTCGTGGCTTAATTGATAACGTATCAAGCATTGGTTATGTTGATCGTAACAATGACAACGTATATGTAAGTATCGGAGTTACAAATGGTCTACGTGATGTTCTTTACAGAAACAGCATTAACCCATTAACAGTACTTCCGGGCGTAGGCTTAGTAGCATACGGTCAAAAAACACGTTCAGCATCAGCAAGTGCAATGGATCGTATTAACGTAGCTCGTTTAGTGGTGTACTTACGTACAGTATTAGCAAAACTAGCTGCACCGTTTATATTTGAACCAAATGATACTATTACACGTAGCCAAGTTAAAGCGGCATTTGATTCAGTGTTTAATGACTTAGTTGCTAAACGTGGTATCTATGATTTCTTGGTAGTTTGCGATACAACCAACAACACTCCGTTACGTATTGATTCTAACGAGTTGTGGATTGATATTGCAATTCAACCAGTTAAAGCAATTGAGTTCATTTATATTCCAGTACGTTTACAAAACACTGGCGCAGCGTTAACAATTAATTAATATACGCATATAATGGGAGAGGTAACTCTCCCAGTTTGCAATAGAAAAAATGGTAAATACTATAAAGTATTAAAAGGAAAATAAGATGGCAACATCATCATTAAGCAATTTTACAGTGCCGTTATCAACAAACCAAAGTGCCAGCTCACAGGGTTTGTTAATGCCAAAATTAAAGTTCCGCTTTCGCGTAACGTTCTTAAATTTTGGTGTTACACAACCGTCAACTGAGTTAACTAAACAGGTTATTGATTTTAAACGTCCGCAGGTAACTTTTGACCCAATTGAAATCCCAATCTACAACAGTAAGGTTTATCTAGCTGGTAAACCAACCTGGGCAGAATGCTCATGCAACCTGCGTGATGACGCCAGTGGCGAAGTTACTAAACGTGTCGGTGAACAGATGCAGAAACAGTTTGATTTCTTTGAACAGGCTAGTGCAAGTTCTGGCATTGATTATAAATTCCAAACTATTCTAGAAATTCTTGATGGTGGTAATGGTGCAAGTACTCCAAACATCTTAGAAACTTGGGAACTGCAAGGTTGTTACTTATCTGCAGCAGATTATGCCGATAATAACTATGCAACTAATGAACCAATGACAATTGCTCTAACAATTCGTTATGATAATGCATTACAAACACCTACAGGTTCAGGTATTGGTGCTTCTGTAACAAGAACATTTGGTACCGTAATTACTGGTTAATCCAGACGAAAATTAAACTAATACAAGCCCGGTTAAAATCCGGGCTTTTTTATCTCGATAAATAATGTATATAGGATAAGTTATGAGTCAGAATAATATTTGGGGCGACCTGCTCCAATCCATAGCACCAGAACAAAACATACGCGACTATCAACACGCCGCCCGTACATTTGTTGACGGCTTATACAGACTAAGTCCCAAACTTAGCAACCTGTACCATGTATTCATCGACCTAAATCAAAATATAGCAGGAACAGATCAAAACAGTCTAATAGAAATGGGCTTAATGGCCAAGTCTGTTAACCTACCTAAATTTAACGTACAAAACAAAGTTTATAATGCATATAATCGTAAAATGGTACAGCAAGAACGAGTTAACTACGATCCTGTTAACATAACATTCCACGATGACAGTGCTGATATTGTAAGTATGTTTTGGCAAAACTATTTCTCATACTACTATAGAGATAGTGACTACTTAGGTAATGAGTCAACATATACCTATGACAGCAAGTATAAACAACGTCAGCAACAAATGTGGGGATATAGCCCTACAGTAGACGATAAAAATCAACCTTATATAAATGCAATTAGAATTTATAGCCTACATCAAAAGCGTTTTAGTGCATACTATCTAGTTAAACCAATGATTACATCGTTTGCACACGGTCAGCACTCTGCAGGCGAATATACTCCGTTAGAGCATCAGATGACTGTGGCATTTGAGTCAGTATTATATGAATCAGGACCAGTTGAAGCAGGCACTGTAATGGGCTTTGATCAAATACATTATGATAATACCCCAAGTCCACTACGTAACGCTGGCGCAGCAATCGGTGCAGTCAAGGGAGTCATTAAAGGGATCGAAAACGGCGACTTGGGATCAATAATTCAAGGCGGTATAAATTCAGTTAATATTCTCACAGGTACTAATATTCAACTTAAACAAGCCTCTGCACTTGATTTAAGTAAAATTGGTAACGGTATCCTTAAAGGACAAAACCCATTTAGTACAGTATTTGCACCTACTAGCTCTTCAGTTATGCAGGGCATTAAACGTGCAACTGGCGGCGGCGGCCTAATTAACAGATAGGAATATATTATGGCAATTAACGGAAATTTACCTAATCAAACAAATAATAGCGCAGATACCCGCACGTATTTTAATAATTTTTACGACTTGCCGCAAACTACAAGTCCGATGATTAACGATGCCGTAGTTGCGTTCTTTCAAAAAATCACAGGCAATGCAGACACAGGAAAAAACCTGGCCGCAGCAGTGATCTATACAGCACTACAACAAGGCATTGATCCAATGAGTATAGTTGATCAATTAAAAGCCTTAAATGATAAAAATAGATTAAACTCTCCAGAAACATATTACTCACATGAAACTAATGATCAAGCACAGGATGATTATGTGTTTGACAGCCAAACAGGTACCTGGACTACTGGAACTAAACAGTATGCTAAACCAGGACCTAGTACAGCCTATGCCTATGTAACAGAATTAGATGCCTATCTAATAATGTTGCTTAATTTAAACAGAGTTGGCACTAGCCTATTAGGTATTAGTAACAGTCCTAGAACTAGTCCATATGTAGAACGAATGATCTTAGCATAATGGCCAAGTACGCTAACGGTAAATTTACAATTAAGAATGCAGAAAAGTATATAGGAAAGAAAGTTCCTACGTACCGTAGCAGTTGGGAATTTGCATTTATGAACTTTTGTGATAATAATCCAGCAGTTACACAGTGGGCCAGCGAAAGTATACAAATACCTTATTACAATCCCGTACTAGGCAAACAAACTATCTATGTACCAGATTTTGTTATAGTATATCAAGATGCAGGTAAAAAACGACACGTAGAAGTAGTAGAAATTAAACCTCTAGCGCAGACTACTATGGAAAGTGCTAGGTCAGTTAAAGACAAATACAGCGTGGCAATTAACATGGCCAAGTGGGCCGCTGCAGATGCTTGGTGTAAAGCTAATAACATGCGTTTCCGTGTGGTAACAGAACACGACATATTTAAAAATCTTAAACGATAATCTCTAGTGTAAATAGTATTACTATGACACAAAAATTATCAGAATTATTTAATCTACCCCCAACAGATGATGTTACTGCTGAAGAAGCAGAGCACACCATTGAAGAAAATCGTGAAATGATTACCGCGGTTGATCTTGCCATTGACAAGATTGATGCTGCCCTACCAATGGTCAATGACCTAGACACTAGCGATAAAGAGCTAGATGAACTAAGCGACCTAGCCAAAGATAAGTTTAACGACTTGATCGATCTGGGCATGAACGTAGAAGCACGCTTCAGTGGGCATATACTTGCAACCGCAGGTACACTCCTAGGGCATGCTATTACAGCCAAACAAGCCAAGTTAGATAAAAAGCTCAGAACGATTGATTTACAGCTGAAAAAAGCTCGTTTAGACTGGCAAATTGACC